TTATTTTTGATTTGAATCTTTTCGGCTATTGCCCATTCTAAATCTACGCCTTCTGATGCCGCCATTTGGTAATCCTTCTAGAAATTCTTATTATTATACATAAAGGTGTCCGGTTTGTTAAGAACCTATGGACTTTACCTTTGCCATCCTTTGATCACATCAGGTGAAAAGTTCGCATAACTGAATTGCATTCTGTCTACCAATTTGACTGCGTTTCCTTTCAGTTTATCAATCGCAACATATCCCTCAACACCAGTCACTTCGTAACCTTTCTTCGTCAGCAAGAAAGTATTCAACGTTTTAACTTCATCCATTTTCTTAATCAAAATCAACTTTGCTTCAGCAAGCAAGTTCATCATTGTAAAAATATTTTCAAGTGCTGTTTTGTTTTTCGCAGAGAAAAATCTCAAAATGCGATTTCGTTTTAGGGTGACGGACAACTTACCCTTTTCGCTTTTCTTACTTTCTTCTTCTTTTGTGTAAATATCTTGTATGTAATCGATCAACTCTTGCACATGCTTTTTTACGTCTGTAATTTGTAGTCTTGCTCGTATCTTAGTATTGTTAAATGTTTTAATTCTTTGCAAGAGTTCTTCATCGTCTTTAATTGCGTTCAATATAGTAGCATCTAACTTCTGAAATATCTTACCTGCTTCGGATAAGATTGCCGTCACTTTTTGGGTTTCTTCTTGTGTCATTGTTGCTTTGCCAGATACGTCTTTATAGTCCACATCTGACATCCACACATTTTTATCTTTCTTGAGTGTGGACAAAATATCTTTACCGAACGATGCACTCATTGTTTCGAATGAATCGCCTTCATACATTGTATGCCATACGATGCCAATTTTAGCCGATTTGATACTTTTTGCAAGTTCACTATTTGCAGGCACCGCATAGACTAATGTGTTTGGATGAAACGTAATATACTCTTCGCCATCAATTGTGGCAGTCTTCAAGTCTGATTGTGTGAATAACAAGTCGCCTTGAATAACGCCTTTGATACCAATCTTAGGCAACCACATCAAACATGCTTTGAGTTTGTCTGCTAAGTCACCTGTTGTGTCTGCATCAATGTCTGCATATGTTTTATACACTTTAGGATTCTTGTTGAATACACCCTTTTTAGCAACAAAGAATTTTCCGTCACTTGGGTCTTGTCCAGCAAAAATTGCTGGCGCACCATCCCACTTAACTGTTACATCAACTTTCTTTTCAGCATGACCTGCAAGCATATCACGCACCGCTCTGAGTGCATTGATACTATCGCGAGTGCCAGAAACACCACCATTGAGAACATCGTCTTCTGCGTGTTCCATATGAGTGTTTTTTTGCTCTAAAATGTATTCTTTAAATTTCATGTCTTCCAAACAAAAAAAGCCCGTATTAATTATACAGGCTTATTTATAATATTTAACTACCAATCACCTTCGCATATTTGCTTGGTCTTCGGCTTCTTCTTTACTGAAGATCGGAACTAAGTTGGACTTATGAAGCATACCAATTCCGATAAGTTTCGATCCGGTGTAAATTTTTGGTTCTGCTCTTGGAGTTTGGCTGTGGCCACGAATTGTTTGTAGTTTAGATACTGCATTCTCTTCCGAAAGGCTTGGTATGCGTTGCGTTTCTCTATAATGAGGATGTTTCGCCGGTTCATATTGTATAAACTCTCTCTTTGGTTTTTTCTTTTTGGGATCAATACCGTGTTTTTTTAACCACGTTTCATACTCTGCTTGCGCTTTTTGCCATCCTGGCTTTTTATTTTGCTTAGGCTTTTTAAAGTGTGTGTGAATAATCATGCCAATTTGTCAATTTTAGGTGATGAGTTGTGTTCTGTCAAATTACCGTTCTTATTATATAATTGTATCACATATGTCTCTATCGTGACAACATCATTCCCCGCCTTATACTCAAAATGTTTGCGTATAGTGTGAATGACTTTGCTGAGTCCAGGAATGTAATCATAACTGGACTTAGTGGAAACAATTGGGTCTGTCATACAAAAGCCGACAAAATAACTACACCTAGAAATAGGTATACAATCCACATCGGATCTAGTTCCCTAGGTCTTCGATATGGGCAATCTCTACCTTGTCGGCAATCGAAATTGCAACACTCTTTTTTCATTTAAAGATAAGTAATGCAAGCACAACACTTTGCAAGAAAAATCCAACGCCATTGCTGACCATGTATAATCGATCTTGCTGAATAGCCGAACGAATAAAGAAAAGAAACAAACCAGACCAAATTAACAGAACCATGCTAATAGGCGGCAGTAATACTGCTTGACCTGCAAGTGCGGCTAGTGTAATCGGTATCGTTGATCCGTGAATTAATACAAGACCAATCCAACCGCAAACTTCGCCAAAAGTTTTTACGGTTACAGTCTCAATTTGTTTATACCTTTCCTCGATTCTCTTCCAGAAGGAGTCGGTAGGTTGGTTTAAATTTTTGCCAGAGTCCAGGTTCTCGTCCATACGCTTCAATTTCCCAAGGAGATTCCCAATATTCGTCATCCGTATATTGTTGTTTTTGAAAAGTAACAATGTTGCCTCTTTCATGAAATTTTAGTTCACCTTTAGCGTATTGCTTCACATGAACCATTTCGTGACCTAGCGAGATAAGCATACGCTTGAAACGCTTTGGCCAGTCTAAGTTAATCTCAAACTTCTTTGGTCGACTAGTAATTTCGTCATCGACCGGCATAACATCACCCAAATACCCAGTCTTCTTATGATACTCTCCATGAACATTAATTACAAGTTCAATAGAGTTTACCATGCGCGAAGTCATGAGTTTATTTGCATAGAATAGGGATGCAAGTCTTACCACTTTTCGTTCGAAAGCGGTAAGAACGGCACCGTTTTTTGTCCTCAAAGTGATCTTCATATAAACCCCATCTACAAGCAATATGATACATCATCTAGAAGGCTTTGTCAATACTGTAAAAGTATACAGTTGTTTTAGCCCAACACTCGGTGAGTATTTAGAATTTTGGGGTTATTGTCTCTGTCGGAGAAAGGGTAATCGTATCATTTTCATAATGCGAAACTGGCATGATACCCCCACTCATGTTCATATTGTCAAAATTATATGACGGAATACCAGAATATTTTATGATATATGGATTTTCCATAGTATACTCTTTTTTAGTTGGCAGTTCAGTATGTTGTTCAAATTCGGCGATCAATGCTTTCATGTCTGCTACAATTTCAGGAATAGTTCTCATACTTTAAACCCCTCAAAGTTACGTGATTGTTTTTCTCTCTTACCAAAGTCCGTTTTATCAAAAGCAGGACCATCGTCTTGTCCACTATCCAGTATGTCTGTTTGTGCGGACTGTTCTACATCATAAAGTCTCATTTTTGCTCTATCAACCCCTATAACAAATCTTTTATTAGTGGTTGGATCATTGTATCGATTTTTCAATTGCTTGACCATAATCTGATTCAAGTCTTCAAGTTCTTCTGTTGAAATCAACGCAATCATCAAGTCTGCGGTTGCTGGTAGACCGAATGATTCTGAAGTGTCTGTTAGTTCAACGTCTGTGTTTTGATAACCGCCGCGAGTTGTTTGTGTCGCAGATACAATTGGCAAATTACATTCAACTGCAAGTCCACGAAGTTCTTCTGCAATACTCTTAATGTAAGTGTAAGAGTTTACAGATGCACCCATCTTCATACGTGCGGAAGAACAAATGTTCAGATAGTCAATGTAGATGATATCAGGAATGAATTGACGTTTGAGTTTCAAGTCATTCAATAGATGCCTAAAGTGTTGTGCGTTTGCGCTTGCCGTTGGATACTCTTTGATAATAAGGCGACCAGAAGTCTTTTCTCGAATTCTATCAACCTTTGTCATATAAGTTTCTTTTGGAATGCCAGCCAGTCTATCAACTTCAACGTTCATTAAGTTCGCATCAATACGTTCTGCGATACGCTCTTCAGCCATTTCAAGTGTAATATACAAAACGTTTTTACCGATTGAAAGATTGGCTGCGGCACAATGACACATGAACAGCGACTTACCAACGCCAGTGCCGGCAAGAACAATGTTCAGCGACTTTGGAGGTAATCCGTTTTTGGTGATTCGATTGAGATAGTCGAGGTCGAATGGGATTCGTTTTTCGACTTTGTGATAAAAATCGAAACGACTTTCAGCATCATCGATAAAATCATGACCAACATGATGATCAAAAGAAACCGCGAGAGCATCCGAGAGGATCGCCGGAATCGCACCCTTGTCCAACGTCTGTTTACCATTCTTGTTATCCAAAATTTGAATGGATTGCATGATGCCGTTGTATATTGCTTTCTCTTGACAAAAGCCTTCAGTAGCATCAACTAACCATTTGCTGTCATTAATATCAGAAACCTCAGTCACAGATTCAATCAGTTCAACTGATTTCTTGTGCTGTTCATCAGTAAGATTGATTTTCTTGTCAATTTCAATTACCAACGCTTCTTTCGTTGGCATTGTATTATACTTTGTTACATAATCACCGATCTGCTCAAACAGAAGTTTTTCTGAAGATTCTGAAAAGTATTCTGTTTTAATGAAGGGCAATACCTTACGTGTATATTCTTCATCCAAGATCAGATGTTTGAGTATCTTTTTTTCCAAGTTCATTATTATATCTCTTCTCCGCTTCAACTAACGATTGCATTAGAATGTCATTTAGAATTCGACCAAGGATAGATTCAAAAGTTTCGTTATCTTTCAATTCCTTGTGTTCGCTAATTATATCATAATCAAACGACATGGTCAATGTTCCATCTGCATTTTCTTCTTCTGGAATGTTAATTGAACCAAAATGAAACTCAACATCTTTAAAATCGCCTGCGAGAATTTTTACAGTTGCCACAACATCTAGATCACGATACCGAACATCAGTCTCGGTGATCATATAATCTTTATTCATCAACATCTGCTAGTTCCTCTTCCTCAACTACACTCATGCTGTCTTGCCCATACAAGAATTCTTTCTTACATGCTTCGTCAATTTGATCTAAGATATCTTTAGTGAAATACTTTTCCGGCTCTTCGTTAATGTTCTTACCGAACACTTTAGTGCCGTTAGACAATTCGTAACGTGTAGAAACTTTCTTAATGATGCCATACTTCTCTGCAATCTCAAGCAAGCCAAAGTATCTGTCAAGACCTTTGCTGTATGTAATCTTCACTTCGACTTGAGAGTTCTCTTTTGTCAAACGTGACTTCTGCAACTTAGCACGAACGATGTTACCAACAACTTCAGTACCATCTTTATCTTTACGCTTAGACAAATAAACGATTGTGGATGCAGTATACTTCAAACCAGAACCACCAGACATTTCTTTTGTTGGAATGTAAGCGCCAACAACGTCATAAACGTGATTCGTTACAAGCAAAGGCACACCAATCTTAGCAAGTTTCAAATTCAACACACGGAATGTTGCTTTGAGAATTGCACTTTTAGTCATGTCTTTTGTTTCTTTGCCTTCAGCAGTATCTTCCATTTCTTTCGTAGAAGACAATTGACCGAGGGAATCAAGAACCATCATCATTGGCTTGCGTTTTGCTTCTGGTTGCGCTTGATACTTCTCAATAATTTGCAATGCAGTATGACGAAACTTTTGAATTGTATCAGGTTCGGAGATTACAACACGCTTGGTGTCAACACCTCTAGATTCCATCATTTGTTTTGTGACGGCGGCTTCAGTATCAAAGTAGATAACACCACCTTCAGGATTTGCGTCAAGGAACTGTTTGACAATACCTAGCACAAAGAATGTCTTACCAGTCGAAGACTCACCGGCAAATGCTGTCACTTTGTTATTGGGTACACCACCATAGATACTACCACTAAGCAAAGCATTAAGAGCATACGACCCAGTATCGATACAACCGCTATACTCAGCGGATGCTCCACCATCAGCAAGAATTTTTGTATCTTCATCTTTAAGTTGCTCCACTAAATCATTAAAGAAATTGCTCATAATCACCTCTCATATTTTTTTAAAAGTTCTGGAGAATACTGTTCTATCGCTGGCTCAGTATTCCGTTCATTTCGCTTTGCCAACTCTAACTCATATACTCTAGTCCTAATTTCACTAGAACTGAATTTATGTTGTCTCTTATGATAACACAATTCGATTCCATTGTCAACACAATATTGCTTACCAGTGAAATCTCTACCAATATATTCCTCACTAAGAAACCGAATATGAATTGTTTGCGTCATAATCAATTGAAGCAAATCGTCTTCCGTTTCATATACCAAAATTTCATCGATATATTTACATGCCTGTAATTGTGCATATCGTTCATATACCGATTGAACAGGTTTGTTTTTAATACCTGGTCGATCTATTGTCGGATCGACCTGAAGTGCAACCTTAAGATAGTCACACAATTCTTTTTCCTGTTTTAACATAGAAACATGTCCAGCATGAAACATGTCAAAAGAGGAACATTGAAATCCAATTTTCATAATTAAATCACCTTCTGTTACATTGAGTCTTGATCTCTATGATATATCTTTGTTGCATTAACAATTTCATCTTTGTTCATTGGTATTGGATCCAATGATGTTAAGTCTACCTTCTTTTTCTTAGACTTAAATTCGCCTCTGAGATTATCGGTATCTACCTTTGTCTTAATTACCGGCTTTGGTTTGCGTTCTTGTTGTAGTGAATAGTTTGCGGCAATCACTAGCAAGACTGCAAGAGGATCAAATACAATAATCAACAAAATGATTACCCATCTAACTGCGGCATCAAAGTGATTCTGTGCATCTTCTTCTCCGTAGATAAGTTCTGCAATGTATTTAAGAGGACCAACTTCTGCCTCCACTTTACGAACCTCCGCACGAATTGGGGCAGACTCTTCAGTAATAGTGGCAATAAGTTTCTGTTGAGTTTCAATATCACTAGCAATGCGAGTTCTTTCTGCTTTTTGATTGATTCGCATTGTGTTTGCTCGTCTAGCACCTTCTTCCGTTGTGCTACGTGCTAAAATTTGATCAACACTATCATCTAACTGTTTAAGTGATTTTCTGTTTGCATCAATTGTTTCTCTCGCAATTTTGATCTTTTCATCATATATTTCCAACTTTACTGATACGTCTTTTGTTGTAAGAGTTTGATCTAAATGAGCCTTAGATAAGAATCCAAAGATGCCCAATGATGTGATGAACATGAGAATCACAATCGCACCAGTGAAATAATACTTCAATAGTTTAGGCGCTTCTTTCCAGTTCTTATATAACCAAGACGCAACAACAAGTTTAGATGCTTCAAGTGATGCACCCATGATTGCGATTGGTATAGGTGCTGAAGCAAAGATTGCTATAAGACCTATAACAGAATAGTAAGCGGCAATTCCTGACACGGCTAACGCACATGCCAGCGTCATTAACGCAAATAACATCCTACCCCCTAGTCAGAGACAAAACTTTATCAATTTGTTCCTGCAATTTTTCTTTACGATTAGGCCAGTAAATATATTCTTTGTCAGGATTTTTCATGAGGTTAACTAAAAGAGGCATGACCAACTGTTCAAGTTGAACTAGTTTGGACTTCACCTCTTCTTGCAGTCTGTCTCTTTCTGCATCAAGTCCTAACTTGCCATCATTATACAAATCTAAAATCGTATCTATCTTTGCTTCCAAACGTGCAACACCCTCAACTGATTGTGTTACAGTTTCACGAATGACTGTGGTTTCGAGTGTGTCTGTATTGACTGTATGTTTTACTTCAGTCTCATCTACAGCACTAAAACCAAAATCATCTTCTTTACGAAATAACAAATATTCTTGTGGTATCGTTCTAGTTGTCATGCGAAAAAACTCTCCAATGTTGATTTCTTTTCGGTAGTCCATTTCATCGTATTGACAATGACACGCAATGGTTCTAGATATGCCTTTTCGAATTGTGTATCATAATCGATATACTTTTCAAGATCAAGTTCTTTCGGCAACATATTCAGCACAGACAATACGTTTTCTTGGACTGGATTCGGAACCTTCATATAACAGAATTTAATCTTATCGCCGTCACGAATCTCTTGGTACTTCTTATTCAACTTTTTCTTTTGCAACAAAGAATTAAACACAATTGCGCCTCGCACATGAATTGGTGTTCCTTTATTATAAAGTTCCAGTGAATTCATATATTTAGTCATGTCAGAAATACCTCTAGGAAAGGCAACATCTTCGAATGGTAGTGTCTTGAATTCTTCTCGAAACTTATTCACAAATTCATGAAACTCTTCTTGTGTGCCTTCCATGACAAGATTCAATGCCTCTTTAATTTTTTTGCGACATGCCATTGGTGTTGAAGACTTGACTGCTTCGATGCCAGACATTTTTAGTTTTGGATTTTCGTAACGAACACCTTCAGAGTCCCACACATTTAGAATGTAACGCTTCTTCGCAGTCCAGATGCCTTTGTCTGCGATAACTTCTCGCTTCATAAACATCTTTTGTGCGTATGCATTCATCTTCTCCGCAAGTTCTTCAAACGAACGATCAATGAATGGTTCGATCTTTTCTGAACATGCTTTGTCGATAAAGTCAACAATTTTTTCTTTCGGTGTATTCTTCGATCCGTAGACCATATCCACCAACGGACCAAGATGTAAGTATACAGAGTCCGTATCCGACGCGATAACATAATCTACCTCACTTGTTTTCAGTAATTTATTCATGTATTGATTTAACTTAACACCAATCCAACGAATGCTTAACTGTCCAGAGAGGGTGATGCCTTCTGCTTGTCTAATATCAAAGAATCTGAAGTATTGGTTACCGAGAGCACCATAAGCGGAGTTGAGTTGAATTTTCTTCGCCATCTGAATGTTCTTGTATTTTGAAATCTGTTTTTCGATTTCATATCGTTGCGCTTTGTCTTTTGTTTTCTCAAGGTCTTTTTGCGCTTCAATCATTTTAGTTTTATACAACACACGATCATCATACATGCGTTGCATCATTGCAGGAAGAAATCCTTGCACATCTTTACGAAAGTATTGTCCATTTGCAGTCATACAATATTCGCCATCATGATTAATTTTGCTGTTCAGCAAATCATCAACCGTTACTTGCTTACGCATACCAGACATAATTGTATCAGGCGAAACATTATATTGCATGATCAAGTGTGGATACAGACTGTTCAAGTCAAATGATACAACCCAATCATATTTACCAGGAACTGGTTCTTTCACATACGCACCAGCATATTGTTCGTCTTTTGGTGTGCGAACATTTTGGGGAACGACAATGTTATTTGCAATCAAATGATTGTGGATCAAAGTATCCCACATGCGTACCTGCGTGAACACATCAGTTAGGTTCACCTTCGCGTCATATGCGAGTGCAAGCACCATGTCAATGAATTTCATTTTTTCATCGAGGCGGTCGACAAGTTCCACATCTTTGATGTTATATTCAATAAACTTTTGATAGTCGTGTTTATAGAGTTGGTGTAGGCTTTCATATTCTGAGTAATCTAGTTTTTGTTCGCCGAGTTCAATGCTTGCGATTGTATCAAGGCGATAGTTTTCTTGTTGTGTATATGTAAATTTCTTGTAAAGTTCTAGATAGTCGAGAATAGCAATGCCAACAAGATCAAACGCGGTTTGTTGTTTGTTGTGAATTGTAGTGGTGCGTTCACCAATCTTGCGCCAAGGCGAAAGTTTCTTTGCAACATCCTCATCGAACAAACGACAGATGCGATTGTAGATATAAGGAATATCAAAGAATTGAATGTTCCAACCAGTGACAACATCCATATCAATTGACTGCCAAATTTCTAGAAACTTTGTGATGAGTTGATTCTCATCTTTACATTTCGTATAAGTTACATCGGTACGTGTATTAGTGTAGTCACCACAACCAATTACATATGAATGACCATTCGTCTTGATGGTGATTGCTGTAATAGGTTCTGATGCATGTTCGGGTTCAGGAAAACCATTCTCTGAGCCAACCTCAATATCAATGTTAGCAATACGTAGCATTGTCGAATCATAATCGACTTTGCCTGGATACGCTTCATTAATGAACACATACGGAAAGTTTGTAGAGCCATAGATTTTAAAATTATCTACCGACTCATATTGTTTGATGAATTCTGTAGCATCACGCAAAGAACCCATTTGTGTAGGCGCAACAAAATATCCATCTAGAGTTTTATACTCTGTTGGTTTTTGTGATGGAAGATATAGTGTGGGATTGTAATCAATCTTTTCTGCAAACCTCTTGCCGTTGCGATAGCCACGCACAAGAATGTTGTTTCCATGCCGAGTAAAATGGGTATAAAATTTCATCAAGTAATAATCTTCTGTTGAGGTGGTACAACAATGCCTGAACCGTAAATCTCATTATACTTGTTTTTGATCTCAATTGCAACTGAAACATCGTAAATAATATGATCACGATTAATTTCTACCACCTTCTGATCAGAAAAAATAAGCATGGGTTGCATTTGCAAATTTGCTTTACCATTTGGTCCCATTGCAATACCCAATAAACATGGATGTTCAATTCGATATACAGTACCAAGTTTCTCAACAATGTTGCCTACAACTTCTTCTCCAGTAGACAACTTAACAATTCTAAGTTCACTCATAATAATCTCCATTAAAAATGGGGGCATTGCACCCCCATCAATTATCTAAACTTTTCGGGATAGTTTAATCTTTCCCACTCCTCATCCGTTACTGGCCACCAGTTCATAATTGTTTCTCCTTAAACTTGAGTTTTTCTTCTCTAGTTTTTAGATCAACATGATCCATTGTATTTGCCAAATAACGATTAGCGTTATATTGTTTAGCCGCTATGATACCTTCTAGAATACCAGAAAGAATATTTTTTATTGTTTTTATCATAGAGACACCCGATTAAAGTTCAGGCGCTTCTACTAAAAACTCTTTCTTGGATTTCTTAGAAGTTCCTTCGGTTTCTTTTACTTCAATCTTCTTTGGCTTCTTGTGTTCGGGAATGATTCGCTCAAGTGCAATCTTAAGCATACCATTTACAAGAGCCGCGTCTTGAATTTCGATTTTGTCATCCAAAGCAAATGTGCGAGTGAATGCACGATTTGCAATACCTCTAAACAAGAAGTTTTCATTGTCATCGTTTGAGTTACCAACGATTGTCAACTTATTGTCATCAATTGTGATTTCAATATCTTGCTTACCAAAACCCGCAACAGCAAGTTCAATAACGTATGTGTTATCGCTAGTCTTACGAATATTGTATGGTGGATAGTTAGGAATGCTTTTTGTCAAGTCATCGTGCATCTTAAGCAGACGATT